TAAAGTTCAAGAAATGGGTCAACACGATCGTTCCTGATAAATTTGAGAGCACTGATATAGACGAAGCAAGACTTGTGATTCCTTTTGTTGATATGGACGGATCACTGATTGGGTTTACTGGACGTGCATTTGGTCATAATAAGATAAGGTACATCAGTATCCACGTTGATACAGAGAAGCCTTTCATATTCGGGTTGGATACAGTTGATAAAAAAGAAAAGATCTATGTGACAGAAGGCCCTATTGATTCATTGTTCTTGCCAAATGCATTAGCAATGGGTTCATCGAGCAATTTCAACGGATTGAAGCAAGTACTTGATGATCCTTCTAGATTTGTTATTGTACTTGATAATGAACCTAAGAATAAAGATATCTGCAAGATAGTTGAAAAGGCAGTTGATCTAGGGTATAATGTTTGCGTATGGCCGTCTCATATCGAGCAAAAAGATATTAATGAGATGGTATTATCTGGAATGAAGCCAGAAGATGTTAAGCTAACTATCGACTGTAATACTGTTAGTGGGCTGGAAGCTAAACTAAGGATAACACAATGGAAGAAATGTTAAATGATAAAAGCAAACACCAAGAACGTATCCAGCAAAAAGAAAATAAGATAAAGAAACAAGTAAAGCTAGCCAAAGCATACCATATCCCGTATAAAGAACCACATAAGCTACTTAAACGGAGTTTGGTATCATGTGGTAACCCGAAATGTGTTATGTGTGCTAATCCTAGAAAAGTATTCAAAGAGAAGACAATTCAGGAGCATAAATTTGAGCAAACAGAAAAATGGAAAGAAGATGTATGGAAGTGAAGTTAATAAGTTATTCGAAACCAGCAATTTCAACGGAAGAAGAGGTGTTTTGTAAAGATGTACAAGATCTCATCAGCTACTGCGCAAGGGTATCAAACCCAAGCAACCAAACAAGTCTTGAAACGTCAGAAAGACTCATTAGATACCTTGCAAAACATAAACACTGGAGCCCATTCGAAATGGCTTCAGCTTGTATCGAAATCACAACAACTCGAGACATTGCACGACAAATACTACGACACCGCAGCTTTTCTTTTCAGGAATTTTCCCAACGTTACGCTAACCCAACGACAGAGCTCGATGATGCGTTTGTCCTACGAGAATGTAGAATCCAAGACACATCAAATAGACAGAACAGTATAGAATTGGTCCTTGATAATCCCGAGGCAAGAATGAAAGCAAGAGGATGGGAAAGGGCTCAACAACGCGTTCTTTACGCGGTAAAAGAGGCGTATCAATGGGCGATTGATAACGGGATAGCAAAAGAGCAGGCAAGAGCTGTTTTACCGGAAGGAATGACGGTTTCTCGCCTTTATATGAATGGTACAATTAGGTCATGGATCCATTACATTGAATTGAGAAGCAGTAATGGAACACAAAAAGAGCATATGGAAGTGGCACTAGCATGTGCAAAAGCAATCGCGGAAATATTTCCGTTGGCTGCTGAATTCACTTCTAAATAATATTTCAAAACAATAAAACAAAAAAAGAGGTTAAGACCAATGGTACATTTGTCTGTCGTAAGAAACCAAGAAGATATGAATAATTTTACAATCGATATTGATTATAGCAGAGATAAGCTATTTGATGAGCACGGACTGAAACGACTGAAAGAATCGTATATGTTGGACAGTGAGCAATCTCCACAGGATAGATTTGCGTTCGTATCCCGTGCATTTGGAAGTAATCCAGCCCATGCTCAGCGTCTCTATGACTATTCCAGCAAACACTGGTTATCGTATTCTACACCGATTTTATCGTTTGGCCGTACACAAAAAGGATTGCCAATCTCTTGCTTTCTTAACTACATGCACGACAGCTCGGCCGGTCTTGTAGACAATCTATCAGAAACAAATTGGTTGAGTATGTTAGGAGGCGGTGTTGGAATTGGTTTTGGAATTCGTTCTGCTGATGATAAATCTACTGGCGTTATGCCTCATTTGCGCATTTACGATGCTTCTTCTTTGGCTTATCGTCAAGGTCGCACTCGTCGTGGTAGTTATGCTGCTTATCTCGATATCAATCATCCCGATCTTCCTATCTTTCTTGATATGAGAAAGCCAACTGGAGATCCCAATATGCGTGCTCCTAACTTGCACCATGGAATAAATATCACAGATGATTTCATGCAGATTATTGAAAGATGTATGTTGGATCCGAATGCTGATGATAGTTGGGATCTTGTTGATCCGCACGACGGAACAGTTCGCGATACAGTATCAGCAAAGCACATCTGGCAACAGATTCTTGAGCTGAGAATGCATACTGGTGAGCCCTACATTCACTTCATTGATACATCAAACGAGAAGATGCCCAAATGGTTGAAGGATAGAGGACTGAAGATTCGTCAATCAAACCTTTGCTCAGAAATTATCCTACCCACAGACAGAGACCGCACAGCTGTTTGTTGTTTGTCTTCTGTTAACTTGGAGTACTATGATGAGTGGAAGAACGATAGCTTATTCCTTCGTGATATTGCTGAAATGCTTGACAATGTTCTTCAGTATTTTATCGATAATGCACCTGCCCCCGTTCAGCGTGCAAAGTACTCAGCCATGCGTGAGAGAAGCATCGGTGTTGGGGCTCTTGGATGGCACGCCTATTTGCAAAAGAATAACCTTCCATGGGAATCAGCACTTGCAGTCAGCAAGAACAAATCAATATTCAAACACATTAGAGAAGAGCTAGATGCTGCGAATCTCGAGTTGGGTAGCGAAAGAGGTGAGGCACCTGATGCAGAAGGTACCGGACTTCGTTTTAGTCATCTTATGGCTATTGCTCCTAACGCTTCTTCTAGTATTATCATGGGGAACACTAGTCCTAGTATTGAGCCATTTAGAGCTAATGCCTATCGCCAAGATACTCTTTCCGGGTCTTCTTTGAATAAGAATAAATGGCTTGATAAAGTAATCATGAAATACTTGGATCCCAATAACTCTGCACTGACTCCCAAAGGTGAAGAAGAGTATGCGGACATCTGGTCATCGATCATTGCGAATGATGGATCTGTTCAACACCTCGAGTGGATGGATGAATGGACCAAGGATGTATTCAAAACCTCAATGGAAATTGATCAGCGCTGGTTGATTCAGCACGCTGCAGATAGACAGGAGTACATTGATCAGGCTCAGTCACTCAATCTATTCTTTAGACCAGATGTTGACATTAGATATCTACATGCAGTTCACTTCCAAGCATGGAAAGCTGGACTGAAGAGTTTATATTATTGCAGAAGTGAGAAGATTGGCAAGGCTGATAAGGTTTCAAAGAAAATCGAAAGAAGAGTAATTGAAGAGATTGATCTTAAAGCACTTGCAGAGAATGATGATGTTTGTTTGGCTTGCGAAGGTTGATGAAGACAATTGCCTTGTTTGTATATGACCCCAAGTGTTCAGTTCAATGCTGCAACGCTGTGATGAGATCACTAGAGGGTCATTATAAAATTAAGTTGTTTTCTAAGAATAGTGTTGAGGAATGTTTCTTCGATGATGTCGATATGGTTATTGTTCCTGGTGGGATAGGAGACTCAGAAACATTCCACCAACTATTCAAAAATAATGCAGCAAGAGTGAAAGAGTTCATTGCAGACGGTGGTAAATATGTTGGTATTTGCATGGGTGCTTACTGGGCTGGCAGTCATTATTTAAACATCTTAGACGGAATCGATACCGTTCAATATATCAAACGACCAGATGCAGACACCAGAAGACCTCACGCAAAGAACCTAAAAGTGTACTGGCACGGTGAAAAAACGTATATGTTCTTTTATGATGGATGTGCCATTGTTGGAGACTATAGTAAATTTGAATTGGTTGCAAAATATGCCAATGATGATGTGATGGCTGCCATCCAAGGAAACATTGGATTGATTGGTTGTCATCCTGAAGCTGAGAAGTGGTGGTACGATAGCTACTCATATATGAAAGGATCGTGGATAGACCAACAACCAAGGTTGTTGGAATTCATAAACGCACTTATTAACAAATGAAATACAGAACTATTTTTATTAGTGATGTTCATTTAGGTACTCGTGATTCTCAAGCTGAAAAACTGAATAATTTTCTCAAGCACAATAGTTGTGAGACATTGTACTTGGTTGGTGATATATTAGACGTCTGGCGGATACAGCAGAATAAATGGCGATGGAAACAGAGCCATACTAATGTAGTCCGTAGGATACTTGGCCATGCAAAAAGAGGAACTCGTGTCATCTATGTTGCAGGTAACCATGATGAGTTTTTACGTCCTCTGATGCCATACAACATTGGGTTTGGTAATGTTGAAGTGATGAATCAATGTGAGCATATTGGGATCGACGGAAAACATTACCTGGTAACTCACGGTGATTTGTTTGACGGAATAACCAGACTCACTCCTTGGCTGTCGATGCTAGGTGATAGAGCCTATGACTTTGTACTATGGCTGAATACCAAATATAATTGGTGGAGACATAAGCTAGGGTTTGGGTACTGGAGTCTTAGCCAGTTTCTTAAACAAAGAGTCAAGAAAGCTGTAGACTTCATATTTCAATTTGAAAAGAATCTCGCTGGCTATTGTAAGAAAAGAGGTTTCGATGGTGTGATATGTGGCCACATTCATCATGCCGAAATTAAAGAGATTGATGGAATTATTTACATGAATGATGGTGATTGGGTTGAATCATGTACTGCTCTCGTGGAACACTATGATGGGAGATGGGAAATAGTAACATGGATCAAGGAGAACGATGATGTGGATGTTAATACTGTTAGCAGTACACATAAACAATCCAAACGACATTCCAGGAAAAGTAACACTCAAGTTTCAAACTCAGAGCCAATGTGAAGAAGCTCTTGAATCTATGACATACTGGTTGAAATTCGAAAAATTCAAGGTGGTTGGGAAATGCTATCCGATAAAATAACAATTGTAGTTCCTTGTAAGAACGAAGAAGAATATATTGCTCATCTACTAATGCATTTGCGTATGCAAGAGATTGGTGATACAAGAATCATTATTGCAGATTGCTCAACTGACAATACTCGTGAAGTTATTCAAACAATGAAAGGTGAGTTGAATGTAGAGGTGATTGATGGTGGATCAGTTTCTTTTGCAAGAAACAGCGGTGCAAAACTAGCCACAACACCTTATATTCTGTTCATTGACAGCGATGTAAGATTCTTTTCAGAGGATGTGATTAGAAAAGCAGTTGATGAAATCATATATGCAGAAAAAGATTTAGTTGGTTTGAAAATAAAATGTTATGATGGAAGTATCAGAGCTCAAATTGGATTCATGATCTTCAACGCAGTAAACTATGTGATGAGTAAAAGGATTCCGTTTGCTGTTGGTGCTTTCTTTTTGACAAAGACAGATAAATTTCACCAACACGGTGGTTTTGCAGAAGAATATATAACCAGCGAAGACTTTTTCTTGTCTAAGAAGTATGATGTTGACAAGTTTTCTTTGATGAATCAATACTTCGGACAAGACAGTAGAAGATTTAAGAAGATGGGATACTTTGGTATGGCGTGGTATTTGATTAAGAACTTTTTGAACAGAAACAACGAGCATTATTGGAAAAATATCAACTATTCAAGGTATTGGGACTAATGAAGAATTTTGCACATTTTTTAGAAACAAAAGATAATCTAGTGCTAGATCCTCTTCCGTATATGAGGGATGAGCTTGAACCTTATATGAGTAAGGAGACTATTGATTATCATTATGCAGAGCTTGCTGCTGGGTATGTCAAGAGATTCAACAAAGGTGAAGGAGATCCTGTATTCAATACAGCTGGAGCCTTCTTACATAACCTCTACTTTCCTCAACTTCAACCCCCTACTGAAGATAACACTCCTTTTGGAGCCAGCTTAGCTTTGATTGAACAAAAGTATAAATCGTATCCTAACTTTCAGGATGAGTTGAAAAAGATTGCAATGAAGATTCAGGGATCTGGTTGGGTGTACATGAGTACCAGTGGTGAGATCAAAACAATCAAAAACCATGAAGTCAGAAACGACATTGCTTTGTTAATCGATTGGTGGGAACATGCATGGGCTCTCGACTATCAGTCTAAGAAAGACGAATATCTAAAAAACATCTGGAAACTAATTAACTGGCAAATAGTAAATGACAGACTTAATATTAACGGAAAATAAATTTAACAGTGTAGGTGTTTGGACTAAACCAATAAGATATATTCCTTCAGCAAAAGATGTAGATTTATTTGATCAGAACGGATATGATCTTACTCATTTAGAGATGCAGTTCTCGTTTACAAACGAAGCTGAGGTGCATCTCCATAGAGACCATAGAGTTGCTCTGAAGCAGCCATGGTTTATTCAAGAAGAAAAGATTGAAGGCGCTGTGCTTAATCATTCATTAGTATTCGAAAGAAAAGGATACAGTGGTGAAGCACTAGAGCAACTTAGACAATGGGCAAAAGACATTCCTCTCTTTCATAAAATAATTGCAATTCGTCCTAAGTGGGGACTTGACTTCAGTATGGACTATGTTGATAGAGATGGAAATGCGTTTGAAGTGTTGCATTGGGAATATGATGGATTCAATTATGAGGATGTGCAAGTTCATAAACTATCGATGCAAGCAAAGTTTGCAACTACTGATTGGGATGATGCAGGTAAACAAATGTTGAAGCGCAAAGATGAATGGCATCATCTTGACTTCTTCGCACAATCGGATTGGAAATGCAATTACTTTGGAATTCCAAGAGAAAAGTTTAAAATGGTAATATGGGAATAGGAGAATAAAATGAGATTATTAAAATTTGAAGCATCGTGGTGTGGTCCTTGTAAGAGTCTTTCTAAGACAATGGAAACAATTGAATTTCCCTACCCTGTAGAGGTGATAGATGTTGATCAGAACCAAGCTGCTGCTGTAGAATATGGGATCAGAGGAGTACCTCATCTGATTTTACTTGATGAGAATAATAATATTGTTAAGCGTGTAAGTGGCAATGTTGCCAAGGAAACTTTAATAGAACAACTAATAACAACGAGATGATCAAAAAAACAAAAAACAAACTAACAGATGAGCGTAACTTTTTTAAACCATTCAACTATCCTTGGGCATATGACTCGTGGTTGAAGCACGAACAAAGTCATTGGCTACATACTGAGGTGCCGATGCTA